TCCGAAGGGTCGATGGCTGGGGTTAAGCCATCTTCTGCCGCTCAGGGACCAGTCGCGTTAAATACAGAAACCGCAATGGAAGCGGTCGATTCTAACTTAAAGAGAGGATAGCCACCGTGCATACTATTAATTATCAAAATACCTACGCTAGCGCGTTAACTGACGAACAGGTGATGGATTTAACAGTCGTCATAAATCAAAAGCTTTCGCTTCATGCGATGACCACCGATCCTGACGGAGGGACGCTTACGACGTTTTACGTTTTTATTGACCCCATTACCAAAGCCGAAACTGAAGTAACTTATGACACTACTGCGATGACGCAAAATAACTTGTTTGTTGTCGTCTATGATTACAAAGTTCCATTCCTCCGCGTGAAGTATACGAACGGCGGAACATCGGGTGGGATTATCAGAGTAACCGGAACAACGGCGGAGTAGGAACATGGCAGATGCAACCATTAAAATCAGGGGCGGTGCTGGCAACGCTGTCCAAATTCAATCGAGGGCAGTTGACGCTGTAGCCCCGTCAGACACGGAAGTTTTAGCTTGGAACGCAACGGATGCAGAATGGGAACCCACCGCTTCGGGAGGTACTTCGCAGTGGACCGATACCGGGACTGTTCTGCACCCTACCGAGTCAACTTTGGATAACGTTGTGGTGGGAGGAACTACCACCGGAAACTCGGACATTGTTCTTGGAGTCGATGGTGCGGCGGTGTTTAATGAGCAAAGCGCTAGTGTCGATTTCCGCGTTGAGTCAAACGGGAACGATCACATGCTCCTCGTTGATGGAAGTGCTGACCGGGTAGGCGTTGGCATCAAGACTCCACCGAAATTCTTTTCAGCATCTCCTGTTCAGTATGAGACGGGGACCGCGAGTCAATCAGGAACAACTGTAACCGGGGCAGGTACAACTTGGACCGATGCAATGGTCGGCTCGGAGTTCGTCTACGCTGATGGCACAACTTCCGGCGCTATAACGGCTCGTGGGAGCAATACGTCAATCACCGTAACGACTAGCCAAACCGTTTCGTCGCAAGGTTACAAGATTCACTATCAAGGGCTCCAAGTTGAATCGACCGGGCACGTTGGGATTGGAACCACTGGATCAGACCCCGACAGCTTGTTGCATGTTTGGGCGCCGGACGAAAGCACCGCAGCCATTCATTTAGAGACGGGGGGTGAGAGCGCCGCAGACCCTCGAATGTGGTTTCATGTAAGCGGGGCGACTAGCTACGGCATGGGCATCGACAATGACGACGGCGATTCGTTCAAGATCACAGAGGGAAGTTCCGGCGTTCTCGGCGGAAATCCGAGGATTGTAGTCCAGAAAACAACCGGCAATGTCGGCTTCGGCGGGGTCACCGCACCGGCAGAAATGATCGACGTTGATGGGGCAATGGCGATCAAAGAACAGTCTTCTGCACCTTCCGCGACGGCTGACTACGCAAAGATTTATACGGAAGAATACGGAAATAGTTCCGATGTTAAACTTCTGCTCCACATGGATGGTTCAGACGACGGGACCACGTTCACTGACTCTTCTGCTAGCACCCACACAGTCACCCCAACCAATGCTGTAACCAAGACTGGGCAAAAAGTTTTTGGCACTGCAAGCGCATATTTTGACGGAACCGGAGATTATCTAACCGTCGCAAACTCAACGGATTTTGACTTCGGAACTGCGGCATTTACTGTCGAATTTTGGGCGCGGTTTAGTGCCGTTAACAGCTTTGACAGAATTGTTTCTTTCGGAAGCATCACCGATGACCGTTATTGGACCTTCGCTTATCAGCCGACCGGAACCAAATTTGAATTCGTCGTTTACAATGGGGGAAGCTGGCAGACCACGGGACGACTGCTCGCGGCGGATGCTTCAGACATGGAAACTGACGTTTGGGTACACCTAGCATTATCGAGAACGGAGGCATCAGGCGATCCTCGGTTATTTGTGAACGGAATCGAGAGAAAGTTTGTTGTTGACGCATCCAGCAACGCGATGCCGAGCCTGAGCTTTTCCGGCTATACTAGCCCGCTTCTTAAAATAGGGACGTGGGCAGCCGATAATAGCGACTCATTTTACGGTTACATGGACGAATTCACGATGGTCAAGGGGGTCGGTCGCTACACTTCAAATTTTACCCCTTCCCATTCTGCGTACCCTGTAACGAATATCTGTATAGTGGATAGCAATGGGGGCACGTACAAACTCGGGCGCAATTGGTAAATGGAAAATAGCGTGGGAAACGGGGGAAGGCCGGGTTGAGCATGCAGACCGAAAATGGTTTGCAGGGCAAGGCTCAGTTGAATCAAGAGCGGGGCAAGTCGCTGCGGATTATTGCGATGGAAGATAGTGCAACTACAGCGGCTTTGGGGGACAGGGGGCGGGGATGGAACCGTTTTTGGAGTTCGGGGGGAATGGTGTCATTCTGGCTATGGTGCTTGCGGCTTTCAAAGCTTTGGAAGCTAGAGCATCTAAGAAAAATGGCTCTGTCTCGGCTCGGATTGAATCCATCGAGAAGAGCTTAGAAGTCCTAACGAATGAATTTAGAAGTTTTCGTCAAGAGGTAGCGGAGAGACAATTAAAAGAAGATATCATTAAGGAGATTAGTCATGAGCAGCAAACCGGGAGTTAAGACTTCGGAGTGGTGGCTAAGTTTAGCCGCGTTAATCACAGGGGCACTTCTGTCCAGTGGTCTAGTCAGCAACAGTTTGGCTCTACAGTGCATTGGTGGCGTTGCCACGCTTCTAACCGCTCTAGGGTACCAGGTGTCCCGGTCATTCGTGAAGACCTCTGAGAGCCGCAGTGCGGCGCTTATGGAGGTGGCCAAGATGGACGCGGGAAAGTCCCAGGACTAGAAGATGCGCTCCAAGCTGCGTCAACGCTTAAGGCAGGTCATGGGTCTCTTTTGGCCGCTTTCAGCGTGGACGACATTCGGGCTCGCGGTTCTCTTGGTCTTAGTTCTCGAATTTCTGACAATCTTCTGGTCGTAGGAGAGGGTTGGGTATCGAAGGATTGGAGGAGCACCCAAATCAACCATGGAGTCATGGCGGGTTTGAAGCTCCAATGGTAGCTAGCTATCCTTCCAATTCCAAAAATGGTCGATCCACCTCGCCCTCCGCCCCTCCCTTGAATCCACGTGTATACGCCCCCTGTACAAACCAATCCCTTTAAAACCTCCGACTTGGTCTGCTAGAACGTAGAGCTTCAGAATTCTTCGGTTAGATAATGTGCCGGTGGCGTAGGTTATATCTGACGCCACGCAAATCCCGTCTTCATTTGGGACGTGCTTTGACCGCTTTGCCCCGCCCACTTCGGCATTGTGCTTTTTGCATCGAATGCCCGATGTAACCTTAAGAGGGCCTGCGGCATCGCGGAGCTTTTGGAGGAGTTCAATGTGTTTAGGGGACATCGTACCGAGGCCGCATTTGCAGCTTCAGAAGAATTCGTAGTCCATGAAATTTTTAGAAAGTCTCTTCCCCATCCTCACCCTCCGAAAGCGGGGCCAGTGGCTTACGTGGAGGTATCTAATCAGCTATGCTAATAAGAACGCCACCGGACCCGCTTGAGAGTACAAGGTTAATTGCCTTTCGGCTACCCTTCTTCTTTTTCAATACTTTTCTGCAGCTCCTGGATTTTAGCCAGAACGGCAATGGTCAATTGGGTGGATGCCATTTCCGCTATCTCCTCTTCTTTCTGCTTGAGTTCGGTTTGAGCATCATCAAGCATGGTGAACATAGAGCTGATAACGTCAAACATATTAAGCAAAGCCCAGGACAGCGCAGTGCAGCCGATTAAAGCCAGCATGGCGTCTGTTATAGGGTTATGGGTAATTCGGATTACACCGAAAACAATAAGCAATGGGCTAAACCCTAATGCTAAAATAATACCTTTTCTTTTCATGGCAATTTCCTCTCTTCTGCCTCGTAGCTGATTTCGCAATTATCGTTACACGTGAAACGATTGTAATAGATTAAGCCATATAAGACCGCTTCGATGGCAATCTCTGCGCCCACCATCTTAGGGGTAATCTTCTTTACCGCTCTTATCTGAACCCCGGTGCCAGCTACCGCTCCGGTATAGATCCCAGCCACTGCTAGGCAACAGTCTTTGCAGCCGTCCATTGACTCTCTGCCGTTGCAAAATGAGTCACCGTCAGCAGGTCCGTAAAGTTTGTTGGTAGGCTTCGGTGGCTTCGGTGGCGCACACGCAAATGGGACTGTCCCAAATTGGTACACTGCCGAGTCATCGGTACCGGCCACCAGTGCCGCAGGGTCAACCCCTATCGGGTAGGTGGCTCCTTCATCGCAAACTAGAAGAGCGGTGTTCTCTCCTGGCTCAACGTCAAAGGTGGCGTTGGGTAATTGCAGTTCCTGCATCCCCATCGCGCTAATGTATTTCTCTACCCTATTAGTCTTGACGCACTGAATTGTGCTGTCGCTATTTGCTACACAGATTTGGTCGTAACCTCCTCCGGAAGCCAGCCTCGTTGCTGCAGTCCCCACCAAGATTGCCGGAATTAAAAATCCTTTAAACCCTACCCCGTTTTCTTTTTTCATTTTGTTGCTCCTCAGGACTCATGAATGCGCCCCTCGTTTAGTAGTTTGTTTATTCCCTCTATTTCCCCCAAGGGGGTGCTATTTTTACCGCTAACTTGCCTTACTCTCGGTTTCTTTCTATCATCGCGTCTCCATTCCAGCTTTATGCAGTTGCTTGGGTTGGTGAACTTCTCAAGCAATATCCTCTCCGGCTTCGGTGGCCATCTATTCGCTTTGCATTGAACAACCACGAACCACTCTGGTGCGATGCCAACAATATCCCATTCGCCTAAGCTTGCCGCTGACCGGCAGCATTTGAACCCAACGGATTCTAAGAGGCGCATAGCCTCATGCTCGATTCTGTTTCCCTTAGCCTTCGTATTCACGCCCACTCCCAAAAAAACCCTCGGGCAGCACATTGGGGGAGAAACCGCATTTGTCTTCCAATGCGGATACTACCCGAGGGTTCCTCTTATCCAGCCGCGCAGGTTTGCACGACTTGACAAATTGAAATTAGAACCACTGCTGCTATCATCCACTCTTCGGGTGTAATCCCTTTTCCCATCTCATCCCGCCTCCTCTGATCAGCCCCTCCTAGAGTATCTCGGGCAATTCTCCGCTTTAGTCTTCTGTTCGTCAAGACTCAGAGAAGTGCTGTAGCGGGTGCATAGCCATCCCCCTTCTTCCAATGGCCGGGAGAATTCGCAGGTCCGGCAGTTCTTTTGCTGGACCGGTTCCCCCTGATGACAAATCCCATAATGAGAACACCACTTGCACAGATAATAATCTGGACGCTCCGAGAACCGAGGAGGTGGCTCATTCGCGAAGATAACACGCTCCGCCTTCTCCTGAAGCTCCCCTGCGAAATACTTGTCGTAATGGATTCGCTCTAGGTAATAGCGGTCATCGTCTTTGCACACGGCAATGTAGACCGCTCTCGTCATTCCCGACTTGTGCATGTAGCTCTGCATTTGAGCGTAGTGCTTGGGCTTGGACTTCTGGACCCCTTCCTTCACCAGCAAATCGAAGCTCTTTTTGTTGTGAGTTTTGAACTCCCCAACGTGCCAAGTCTTTGGAGCTTCCTGCAGCCCCAAGATGGCGGCATCCATTGAGCCGCCGAAGTGACCACCCAAGGAAGAGAAGCGCCATTGCTCACCCTCTGCGGGGCCCTCAGAGACCGTCACACCGGCCATTCGAAGGTCGGCTACGATGGTGGTCTCTTCGTTCTGGCCGCGCCTGAAGAGCCTTAGAATGCGCCCCTGGAAGTCTGGGGAGCTGAACCACCGGAAAGCGTACCATAGGAGCCGCTCGCAAGGGTCGCCAATGATTGAATCCCCCAGATGGGCTCTGCGCCAGTCCTGCGAATTCTGCTCTATGCGTTCGTCGATTATCGCCAGGGTGCGAGATGGGCGTTCAGGTAGTTTTGCCATTTTCTTCTCCAAAAATTGGGGGCCCAAGCAGCGAACCGGGCCCCCCCAAGATTAGAATTAGAACGGGAGGGGTTTATTCCCATCCTTCTTCTGCTCCTGGTTTGCCCATGGTGGGGTGACACCACCATTCGCAGGTGCGCCCGCCACTTGTGGTGGAGCGTCCGCTGCAGGCGAATAGCCTTTGATTTCATTACTAGCGTCGTAGCCGTTCTGAGCTTCCCGAATAGTCACTTTAATTTTAAGCGGCTTATTATGGAGAGCCTGCGAGTCATCAAGCGGCGTTAGGTGATGAACCGAACGACAAATGCTCGCAAGGTTCCGGTTGGCAATTTCGACTGCCTTGGGGTTCTTATTCACCAGATTCAAATTAGTCCAGACGAGACGACCCTTGTAGGGTCCGTCGATAATCTCAAACGTAAGTTTAAGGTACCATGCTCTAACCTTTTCTCCATTAAACATAAAAAGCGTTTCGTCACGAGTGTCTCGCTTATCACTGTCTGTGATCATGGCGACATACTGCGCTGCAGGGATAGGGTCGAAGGACTTTTCTTCTTCATGCTCGTTGGGATTAAACCCACCTAAATTAGCCATTGTTTTCTCCTAAAATCTTGTTTTTAATGTGTGCTAAACTTGGAACTTCGTACATATCCAAAGCTCCGCTTCTATCTTTGGCAGCGTAGGTGCCATCGGCCTGGCACTGCAGCCACCGTTTAATATCTCCGCTCTCCGGGTCTCGATGCACCCTCAAGGTAAATAATTCGTCGAAGAGGTAAGGAATTGAATTACCTACCTTGGCTCCAGGAAATGAGGGAGCCCAAATTAATCCAGCTTCCGACTGAATGCGTTCAGTCTTGCAAGACATGTAGATGTGCTTGTCCAAATCCCGAAAGCTTTTGATAAGCCGGTCCATGACAATGGCCAGCTCTCCATAGGCTCTGCGAGGGTCTTTGCTCTGTTTTCTCTCATGAGAAAGAACCTGCTCTGCAATCTCAGAGATTGAATCAATGCATACCCATTGAATTCCCCGAGCCTCATCCGAATCACAAATCCATGCGTACGCTTCCAACACGTCTTCTTTGTTCGAACACTCAATTGCTGTGATGTTAGAATCGCGAAGAGACAAAAGACCCCCTTCTGCTGAAATGATGACGGTGTCATCCCTTGCGCCAGTCGTGGCGCAGAGCCGAGTCTTACCCGTTCCTGCATCACCGTGAACGCATATCTTGAGATGATGCATTCCCTGGTCGTTTGTTTTAATCAACTTCATTTGCGCTCTCCTCTTTTAAAAGTCTTTTAAGCTCTTTCATCAGTCTTAAAATTTCAGACGGTGAAAATCTTATTAATTCGTTGCTATCCTGCCCCCTTGAGATATCCCGTCGCCATTTTTTCCACTCTGCCCATTCGAGCAGGTATTCAATAATCTGGTCCGACGAAATGAAATGGCAGCTCTCCTTTGGCTTCTGCTTAAACTGAGGCAGCTTCTTTCTTTGAGCGGCCCTCATTAGCTCAATACCTCTACCTTGATTGATGTTTTAGCGGGCTTAGTGGCAATGGCATTGCACACAAGCTTAAACAACTCCGGGTTCGCACTCTCGATTGCCCGAAGCTTGGGAAGGTCGATGTCAACCTTCGTCTTCACGGGCTGAAGCTCAAGGGGGATATCATCGCGGATATTCTCCCAGGCTTCCTGATCGAGCTTACGAGTGAGCTTGCCGGTGCAAGTACACTTGTAGTAGCGAGTCTTCGTCACCGAAGAGCCCTCTTCTCGTACGTCCGAAATTGCGACAATCAACCCTTCGATTTCTAATCGACGAGCCTTTGCCTTTTTCTCCTCCTCTGCCGCCTGTTGGTGGGCGTGGCAGAGCTTGTCTAATTCAGTTACTCCATTATCCATTTTGCTTTTCTCCTCTTTTGTTGGTGGCTTACACAGCACCGAGTTATTGGGGTCAAGCTTGCCGCCGCTCGCCCTGATGTACCAGTCTATTTGTTTTTGATTGATTTTGATGTCGTCACTCATTAGTTGCTCCCAATGCTTTCCACGTACACGTTTAACAGTTCGCGTTGCCATTCCCCGATTGAACTTCTGAGAATTTCAAGCATCATTTCTTCTTTTGACTCTTTCGCTCGGACTCGATATTCCCGAAACGCTTGTTTTAATTCTTTGACCTCTTCTCTATGTCCTGCCGCTATGTGGTCACCGTGCTCTATCCACGCGACATCCCCAGCCATCATACAATCCTTCAACCGCTGAATTTCTTTTTGGGCTTTCTCTAGTTCAGTTTCTTCTTCATCCATTAGTTGCTCCTTACAGCATCGACGTTGTCAGTCATTTTAGTTTTACGTGTGATGGACTTGTGAATAATTTGGTCAACTTCCGAGTTGGAAGTAATAAGAAAATACTCACAAGCATTCTTTTGGCCAATGCGGCAAATTCTATCCTCACTTTGGGCGATTTCAGAATTTGACCAAGGGAGGTCAATGAAGACCATGCGGCAAGACTTGGTCAAAGTTAGGCCGACACCCATTGCTCCGATTGTCCCGGCGATTCCGTCTATAAGTCCCGCTTGGAATTTCTCAACAATTTCTGCTCGCTTCTCAGCCGGAGTATCGCCAACGATGCATTCCCATCGGTCGTACTTGCCAAGCTCTTTGCATGGCGCTACGTGAGCCGAGAAGACAACGATAGGACCGCCGCCGCCTTCGATAAGCTCATCGATAAAGGGAAGAGCTTTCTTCCCCTTGGCGATGGCTAAATCCTTACGGGCTTCGGCAAGTTTACCAGCGATGGGGGTGGGGCCACCCTTGGACCAAGCTTCAAGTTCGTCCATCGACTCGCGGTCAATCTTGCCGCAACTCTTAGGGAGCTTGACTTCAACTTCGGTCCAACGCTTTGACGGAAGGTCAGGCAAAACGTCGATTCGCTTTCGACCGAACGAGCATTTAGCCAGCCCTTCTTGAGCCAACTTCTCATTAATCCGATTCGGGCTCCAAAGAAGGCCATAATGGCCCTTGTGGCCGCCCCAGACAGACACAAAGCTATTGTAGCTCCCATAGCCCTGCTTCAAGAGACCGAAGCTCTGGAGACAACCATAGAGGTCATAGGGGGTGGTG